GGCGATTAAAGCGATAAGTTGTTTCATGGTATCTCCTTGATTAGAAACTGTAGACCTGGACTTTCCTGGCTACACATATATAACGCCACAGCCTGCACATCGGTTGACACAGAATTGGTATTTTGTTATAATTTGGGCATATAGTAAAAAAAAGGCACATATGGAATTGCACGTTGAAGCCGGACCCAAAACCAAACGCTACATTGAAGCACTGGTTCCCAGCATGTTGGCCCAGCTTGGACTTGCTAAAAATCAAAAATTGCTGATGATCAAAGTGGACCCTGATCTAGATGAATTGGGCACCACAATTCCCTTGACAGGAATTGACACTTACTTGGTGGTGTTAAAACCCACTAGAGATCTGTATGCCCTGGGCGTTACCCTGGCCCATGAGCTGGTGCATGTACGACAGATGGCTAGAGGCATACTAAAAATCATGCCAAAAGGCAAAAAATGGCGGGGCAAATACTATGGCAGAAATGTGGCATATTTACAACAGCCCTGGGAATTAGATGCCTTTGCCCGGCAAGAAATTGTGTTTCGCAGAGCAATTGAGTTGTGATTTCGGTTGACCAATAATTCCCGAACTGCTATAATCATAGTATGAAATTAGATACAAATGAAATTTTGCAGTGGGCCGGGGCTATTTTTATAGTAGCAGGCCATAGCCTAAATGCAGTGGGTCCAACAGCCCATCCTTACAATATCCTTACATTTTTTATTGGGACTATTTTGTTCCTGATCTGGACTGTGCGTGTTGCAAATAAACCACAGATGTTTGTAAATCTTGTAAGTGTTGCAATTGGGCTGATTGGGCTGATAAAAGCCATTGGTTGACCGAATATTGCCCTTTTGCTATAATATAGCATAGTTTAACAAAAAGGAGCCAAAAATGACTTTAAGATACGAAACAGTTGGTGAAATGATTACTCAAAACGAACAAGAAAAATCAATCCGCGTCGCGGTTGGACGAGACATGCAACGTCAACGTGAAATTGGCATGTATGGCATCACCGAAGCTGACATGTGTGAAAACATCGAATCTTCGATCACATTCAAAACTTCGGGTCCTGCAATGATTGTGGCCAGCTTGATGAGTGATGCACAAGAGATGATGGCTTACGAAAAGCCCAATTCCCGCACTATTGAAGCTCAGCGTCAACTGCTCAATCGTGCTAAATTTGTCTTGTTTACCTACATCATGGACAAACAAAACGGTTGACCCGAAATTCCCAAACTGTTATAATACTTGTATAGAAACTAAAAAGGATTCCGAAATGACAGCAATAGCAACACAGATCACAGAGCAGTTGGTACAAGATGCAACCAATGAAGCAGGCATTCAGGCACGTACAGCGGCCAAGGCATTCCACGCCAAACATGGCGATCGTGATGCTTGTGGATTTGCTTGGGTCAATGTGTTTGGCGTTCGCTCAAACTCAAAATTGGGCAAGTGGTTGCAGGCCGCAGGCTTCCGTAAGGACTACACAGGTGCATTGAGCCTGTGGAACCCCAGTGGCTTCCCAACACAGAGCATCAGCATTTTGGAAGCAGGTGCAGAAGCCTATGCCGAAGTACTGAAGACCAAACTGGGCCTGACACAGGTCTACGCCGGAAGCAGATTAGATTGATTGACCGATAATTCCCAAACTGCTATAATATACACATAGTAAGAAAAAAGGAAAAAAGATGTCAAGTTTTGCCGAAGATGTATTTGCAATTAATCCCAATATCACAGCAGAGAATGATGTTCTTGCACTAGGGTTTGAGGTTGTAAAAAAAGCACAAGGACTCAAGTCCGCCCGGTACTATTTTTGGTACCATGAAGATTTCCCTTCAGATTTAATTAATGAATATTTTTGGTTGCAACAACAGAAAGAGGTAGCGTAAAATGGGTACACGTTCAAGAATTGGTGTCATGCACGGCGACGTTTGTAAATCAGTCTACTGTCACTGGGACGGCTATCTGGACCACAATGGTGTAATATTGCAAGAGCACTATTATGACAGTGCCAAAGCCAACCACCTGGTGTCACTGGGCGACATTTCTTCTTTGGCTCGCAACATTGACTTTCCAGATGGCGAGTTTCATACTTTTGGTTCTCCTATGGAAAATGTAACTGTGTTTTACGGTCGTGACCGTGATGAAGACGGCACAGATTTTGCAACAGATCATACCTTTGAAGCGTTCTTTGAACGTGCCAAAAATTGCGGTGCAGAGTGGTATTACATTATGAAAGATGGTGTATGGTACGTGGGCAATACACATGAAAATGACGCCCGGTATTACCAAAAGTTGGTGTTGTTATTGAAGGCCTTAGTGGACGAAATGGAAGTCAGCAAGACCTGGGACTCAGTTGACCTGTAATTCCCAAACTGCTATAATACACACATAGTAAACGAAACAGGAGCCTGAGATGGATATCAAAGAAATTAACTCTGCAATTATGTTTGGTAATTTGACCAATGATCAGTTGTCCAGTGTGATTGATGCAGTGAAGTTTGCCCGAGCGCAACTGACCCAACAAAAGAAACGCAGTTTCTCAATCGGCGACAAGGTAAAGTTTACCAGCAATCGCAATGGATTGACATACGTTGGCAACGTTCGTAAAGTTAAAATTAAATTTGTGCTGGTTAGTACGCCAGGCGGTGTGTTCAATGTGCCAGCCAACATGTTGGAGACAGCATGAACAACAAGATCTTCAGTTACAAAATGCAGATGCAACTGACCGAACAAGAACTGGCCCAGTTCCGTGCCGCGTTTGCCGAGTTACAAAATGAAGTAACAGAAATATTCTTAGAAACAGAACAGCACAATGGCTTTCAAGCCGCCAATAAAGTGATCAATCGTGTTCGGAACAGGTAAGTGCCCGCACCTAGTTTCCGTCAACAAATCAGGAGAAAGACAATGGGACTTGACATGTATGCATACGTGGCCGCAAAGGAAGGCCAACAACGTGAGTTTTATGAGAGTGCCGAATTTGATGATGATACCAAAGATTTTGTTAACAAGACAGTAGAACAGCCTCGTGAGATTGCTTACTGGCGCAAGCATCCTAATCTGCATGGCTGGATGGAACAACTTTGGAAAAGTCGCAATGGCGGCAACTGTGATGGCAGCAACTTCAACGGCATTGAGTTAGAACTTACATGGGCGGATCTTGAAGCACTTGAACTGGATGTCATTGCTGGCACACTGCCCAGTACGTCAGGTTTCTTTTTTGGCAATGAAGCAGATGAACACTATCGAGAACAAGATCTCAAGTTTGTCCGCGACGCTCGTGCAGAATTGTTTTGTGGATTGAAAGTATTTTACAATAGTAGTTGGTAACATCATATGAAAATTGGACTTAGTTATAGCCGTTGCGTTCTAGACATTGTCGAAGGTCGTGTGGCCATTGAAGATGTGCTGGTATTAATCACTCGTACAGATTTTAATCCATGTGATGACGAACAGTGGGCAGGGATCTGGGATGGATACACCTTGGGTAGATTAAGCAATCCTGAATGGGGTCACTATGACTTTAACAGCAAGGACGACGAGGACAAGTTCCGTAGTGTGAGCTGTATGCTGTACGAAGATGGCAGAATGCATCAGCCTCGACAGTTTGGAGCTCGCCCAAGACGTCGACCCGAAATCTGGTTGGAAACAGTATTGCCTGACAGTGAGCTGGAATCTCGACCCGCTGTGAAAGATGCCTGGGATCAGTTTCAAACTCTAGCCGGTTTGACCAATGTCAAGCTAGACCGAGAATATCAATGAAGAAAATCTATTACGAAAAAAAAGGCCGCAGGTATGTGCCTGTGAGTGAGTACGACAGCGAGTACTTGGACAGTTTCTCTCGAGGCACACATCTTGTAATGTGCTATCCGGGCGGACAGAGTCGTCGTTTCAATATTGATCCTGCTTATGCTCCTATGATTGCCGCTGGCCGTGTTGCTGAAGAAGCTATCTGCGAGGTGATTCGCAAAGTTAGCGAACTACGTCCACAACAAACTCCTATCACTCTGGGACAAAAGAAAGCCTGGGAGAAATTGGCCAAAGAATTTGGCAGCGAACTTGCCACATTGTCTGGGCTATGCATACGTGACTGTGCCGAAGCAGGGGTCAAGGCCATGCAGGCAGAAGCTGACAAATTGATGAAGCACGAAAGTGTTCGAGTGGCATATGAGCAATTCCTATTGGTATGTAAACTAACACAATCTGACTCAGAACGAAAATAAATATATGAATGAAACAAACTTCTCAGACCCAAGGTTTGCGGGCACAATGGTAACAGGTTGGATTCATGACCTGGAAAGCTCGGACAGTCGAATACACAAAGAAAAAACTATTGAAAAGGCATTGGTAGCCGCCCAGTTGGGCAGTTCTGATGCACAGGCCTTCTTGTTCAATTGTTATCAGGCCTACAACCCTTTTTATGTGTTTGGCATCCGACAAGTGCCCGAGACTGAGGGCTTAACTGGTCAATCAAATCCATGGCCTAAGTTTTGGGCGTTGTTGGAAAGTCTACGTACCCGTAGCGTCACAGGTAATCGAGCACGTGAGGCCATTGATGAATGTAGCCAACAGTTTGACAGTGAAGAATGGAACAACGTATGTCGTCGTGTCATTATTAAAGACCTGCGTTGTGGGATATCAGAGAAGACACTGAACAAAGTTCTGGGCCGAACTGAATGGAAGATCCCGGTGTTCAGTTGCCAACTGGCACAGGACAGTACAGACCATCCTAAGAAACTTCGAGGCATCAAACGTCTGGAAGTCAAGCTGGATGGTGTGCGTGTGTTGGCAGTTGTGAATGGATCTGCGTGTACATTGTACAGCCGTAATGGCAAAGAGTTTGAGAACTTCCCACAGATTGCAGACTTTATTGAAGAACATCGCAAAGCATTCCAACGTGATTCTGCCTTTGGCGGACAGTTTGTGTTGGATGGTGAGATTGTGGGCAAGAATTTCCAGGACTTGATGAAACAAGCACAACGCAAACGAGATGCCAAAACCACAGACATGATTTATCATGTATTTGATATCTTGCCACTGAGTGAGTTCCGCGATGGTTTCTGTAATCTACAGCAACACAACCGTATCGATCTGTTGAAACGTACACAAACACACCTGCCAGAATCTGGCTGTGTGCAGATCATGCCCGGCATGGATGTGGACTTGGACACAGCCGAAGGACATGATGTCATGCGCAGGTTTGCCGAAGCCAGTGTGGAAGAAGGCTACGAAGGTATCATGATCAAAAGCATGGATGCGCCATATGAGTGCCGACGCAGTGACTTTTGGATGAAATGGAAACCCACAATCACAGTTGATCTCAATATTGTAGGTTTTGAAGAAGGAACTGGTCGCAATCAGGGCCGGTTGGGTGCTATAATATGTGAAGGAGTTGATAATGACAGAAATATTCGTGTTAATGTTGGTAGCGGTTTGTCTGATAGCAATCGCGATGAGTATTGGGCCGCTCGCGATGAGCTTCTTGCTCGGGTGGTTGAGGTTGAAGCGGACGCAGTTACTCAAAACCAAGACGGATCATACAGTTTGAGATTTCCTCGCTTTGTGCGATTCCGTGGATTTGAACCAGGAGAGAAATTGTGAAGGTACACCAAAAGTATTGACATATTAAACAGATTGTTATATACTACATGTTATTAAGGAAAACATCATGGCGAAAACTAAAACAGTAAACAAAATCAGTGACAAATTGGTCAAGGTCGGCGAATCATTCTCAGTGTACATGTACGACAATGCATACATGATTGAAGTAAGTGGCCGCGACAGTGAAAACGACTACAAAACAGTCAAGCTCATGGTTCCTGCATTGGATCAATTGCAGGCCCTGATCAAAGAAACTACAGAAATGGACCGGGATGACTAATCATGGCAACTTGGATATTAAAAACCCTGCACAAAAAGTCTGCTGTTGAACGACAGTTCTGGTTCAAAGCCGGCAAAACAATCATTCGCGAAGAAGGTTATCGGTGGGGCGAATTCTATTGTGAAAGCGATGATCGACCAGAGATTGACTTGGTCAATGCTGATGGATATAATCTAAGCGAAAGCGACTACGACTGGGAACTGACCAGTCTTGATGATGGCTGTTGGGCTGATTGGACTTTTCCAGAAGACATGACGGAAGAAGAGCAAGCAGAGATTGAAGCAGCCTGGGATGAAGATTACTTTGACGGCATGGAAGAATTGGGGTGGCGCAATGATGATACAGAATACATCTTACGAGGTCCGTTGGAACTGTCTGATGAAGATGGTACAGTAATAGCACAAGGAGAATGATGATGGGTAAATTTTTAGAATGGTGTAATCGTAACAGTAAATCAATTAGCCTTACAATCGGCGGGTTGAATCTACTGTCTGGGCTAAGTGCATTGATTAATAGCAACTATGCACTTGCTATAGTGGGGTTTACAATTGGCGGCGCCCTTATATTTGACGCTTATCGGGGATTCAAATGATCACAATGCAACAGTTTATGGAAGCTATTAATTATCGTATCTCCGAAGGCGGCGATTACGGATGGGCTTGTTACGGTTCTAATTCACATCAACTGAGTGCGTGGAACGGTGTTCACGGTACCGGCGGCTGGAGTGCCAATATTGTGTTTAGTACCAAAAGTCAAAAGGTATACGAAGTGACAGTGTGTGACTACACACACGAACGTGCATATCGCTTGATCAATCCCAAGTACCGAGACAAGAACACAGCCGAGGCTACCCGTCGTGGTGAGTTGGGTAATCAAGCATGGGACGATGTTGACTACATTGACTTGGAGATCGAAGAAGATTTCCTGGAAAAGATGGAGGCCATTGTGGCAGGTGAGATCTACGACACTCGTGTACAAATGCAAGTGGATTTTTCGGATGAAGAGCTGTTGACATACATGAAGCTAGCACATGACCAGGACATGACATTTAATGAATTTGTTGAACAAGCATTAAGAGCCGCAATTGAGCAACACAAGTCGGACAAGTTTGCAGATGACTATGCACAAGATTTAGGATAATATGGCCGTAATAAAAAGTGTACGGTCTGATTATTATTTAAATTTTATCAAGGACGATCCTGTTCGTCCTCACTTACCTGTCTTTTGGCGTGTGGATCCCAATCGTGAAGTGTATGTGTTAGAAGATGATACTACAAATGAAGTACTGGCCGTAATCTGTGCGGCATTCTGCAATCAAGTTCCCACAGACGAAGGCGAGTTAGAAAAGTTTTCTACTCCTACCACTCCCGATGAACCTATTGGTGAAGTCGTGGTGTTCTACACAGTATGGAGTTACCGACCTGGTGCTGGCCGAGAACTTGTTTTGGGTGCAGCCAAACTGATCAAAGATACAATGCCAGTAAAACGATTTATAACATTAAGTCCGCAAACTGAAATGGCTCGTAAATTTCATTTGCGTAACGGTGCAGTTGTATTACAAGTCAACACAACATCGGTCAATTACGAATATCTATTCAATGAATGATACAAGAAACCGAACAAGAAAAACTCATACGCTATCTTAAAGGCGTTCGGTATGTGGTCATTAACACATGCCATGGTGGATATGGGCTAAGTCAAGAAGCTGAGTTTTTATATCTTAAACAATCATTGACTGACTACACAACACAAGATCGAGAAAGCCGTTTTGATACTGAACGATACGGGCCGCTAATTCTGGTCAATGGAAAGATCTGGTACAGCAGTGATATTCCGCGTGATGATCCAGTGCTGGTGTCAGTGGTGCGTGAGCTGGGTGACCGAGCCAATGGTAATTTTGCCGAGTTAAAAATTGTAGAGGTACCTGCCTCAGTAGACTGGCAAATAGACGAATATGACGGCAGAGAATGGATCGCCGAAGTGCATCGAACATGGGACTAAAACAGATAAATATTACACTATGTTTCTAAGTTTAATTACGTTGGCAGTGGCACTGAGCCTGTCGGTCATTGCGGCCTGGTATTCAATTGCAGGCCTTGCGGCCATATTTGCCGCCGCTGTGGTGCCAATCATAATCATGGGTGGCATCCTAGAACTGGCCAAAGTAGTGGTCACGCTGTGGCTACATGAACACTGGCGCCAATGCCGTTGGTTAATGAAGGCTTATCTGGTACCAGCGGTGTTTATGCTGATGGTTATCACTTCCATGGGTATCTTTGGATTTCTTTCCAAAGCACATTCTGATCAAAGCATGGTGTCCGGCGACGTACAAGCCAAAATTGCTTTGTATGACGAAAAGATCAAAATTGAACGGGAAAACATAGATGCTAATCGCCGAGCACTCAAACAGATGGATGAGGCTGTGGACCAAGTTATGGGTCGCAGTGCAGATGAAAAAGGGGCGGACAAAGCAGTTGCCATACGCAGAGCCCAGCAGAAAGAACGTGCTCGCCTCCTTACAGACATTGCAGAAGCTCAAAAGAAAATCACAGTTCTCAATGAACAACGTGCGCCGATTGCGGTCGAAGTACGCAAAGTAGAAGCCGAAGTTGGGCCGATCAAATACATAGCCGCACTTATCTATGGTGACAATCCTGACTCTAATCTATTAGAAAAAGCAGTACGCTGGGTGATTATAATATTGGTCACAGTGTTTGACCCATTGGCCATCATGATGCTGTTGGCTGCCAGTGAGAGTCTAAGGTGGCACAGAGAAAAAAAATACAAAGCAGACGACGGTCCATTGACTGATGAACAAGTAGAACAGCTACGAGATCTAGTAGAAGATTTGCCTGCAGGAAACCCAGTTGTTGTCAGCACCTTGTTTCCAGAAGACACCACTATTAACTGTGCCCGATGTGATACTACTCTGGTAGATGCACCTGGCATTGGACTATTTTGTCCCAACAAAGATTGTAACACAAACGGAGAGCAACATGACGCAGACGAAGATTTACCCGTGGCAGAAGTTCCTACTGACAGGATTGATGAAACAGAAACAATCAAAAAGGATGTCGTTGCCGACAATATTGAAACACCCGATACAGAAGATGATCACCTGGACGAAATGGATGCTGAAACCAAAGCAGCCGCACGTCGGTGGAAAGAAGACCACCCGACCCGCACCTTAAAGGCACAACGACGTTTATACGAACTCGGTGCAATTGATAACCTACCTTGGATGGATCCTGCATATCTGGAACTAACACCTGACAACGCACCTGCAAAAGAAAACTCCACTGGATTTGGAACAGTATTTCCGTCGGCTCCAATGAAAGGTGACACTTTCTTGCGTGTTGATCGGTTGCCAAGTGTACTGTACAAGTACAATGGAAATAATTGGATAGAGGTAGACAAGCAATTAAACAATCGCTATGCTTACAATGAAGCCTACATTGATCACTTGATTGTGAAAATTGATTCAGGTGAATATGATCCGGACCTGTTGAGTGAAGCAGAACAAGAACAAATCAAACGCCGCTTGACTGGACAATAACATGATCTCTAAAACAACACCTACACATTGTAATTTTTGTAACAAGCACAAAGACCAAGTGGGCAAACTGATTGTAGGACACAATGTTGGTATATGCAACGAGTGTGTGGAATTCTGTCACGGGCTGTTGCTGTCAAAAGAACATGCTGTAAAATCTACTGTACAGTCTGTACTAGACCCACGTGAGATACACCAGTACCTGGATCAATATGTGATTGGACAGTCCGGTGCCAAGATTGTGTTAAGTGTAGCAATTACCAATCACTACAAACGAATTGGTAATCCAGATCCCCAAAACGAAATACAAAAAGCCAACATCTTAATGACTGGGCCAACCGGCACAGGTAAAACACTTATGGCTCGCACAGTGGCCCGGTACTTGGATGTGCCGTTTGTTATTGCAGACGCCACAACACTGACAGAAGCAGGATATGTAGGTGACGATGTTGACAGTTTAATTGCTAGACTATTCCATGCCAGCGGCAACGATGTTGAACGCACACAACGTGGAATTGTGTTCCTAGACGAAGTAGATAAGATTGCTCGCAAAGGTGAAAGTAGTACTGTATCACGTGATGTGAGTGGCGAAGGTGTTCAACAAGCACTGCTTAAACTGATCGAAGGCACACGATGTAAAGTGCCAAATCAAGGAGTGCGCAAAACATCCAGCAGTGAAACAATTGACATTGACACTGCCAACATACTGTTTATTGTAGGTGGTGCATTTGTTGGACTAGACAAAGTGATCAAAGCACGTACACAAGGCACGTCGATTGGGTTTGGCGCCAGCACTGTCAAAGAAAATGTATCCGAAGCAATCACACCCGACGATTTAGTACGTTATGGAATGATTCCAGAGTTTGTGGGACGGTTCCCATCTATTATACAGTTGGAAGAACTAACTAAATCTCAACTTATTACTATTTTGACAGAAGTAAAAAACAACTTGGTCAGTCAGTACAGATGGTTGTTTAACCAGGATGGTGTGGCCCTGGACTTTGATGCCGACAGTATAGACCTAATTGCAGAACGCACAATCACCACAAAAACTGGTGCTCGTGGATTACACACAGAACTCGAACGTGTACTCTTGCCCCATATGTACAACTTAAAAGATTATCAGTCTCGCAATATTTTAAAAATTGCCATTGATAAAACACAAGTTACTACTCCTATCCGATTAGAACAACAAAATTCGTAACAGATCAGTTGACACAGCACTCAGCATGTGTTATAATTCATTATTATAAGGAAACACTATGAAATTAATCCCTATTCGTGACCGCATCGTTGTGCAGTTGATTGAAGCAGAAACTACAACTGCCAGTGGTCTAATTATCCCAGATGCAGCCGCAGAAAAACCCAGCCAGGGCGATGTACTTGCTGTGGGCACAGGTCGTATTGCCGAAGATGGCGAACTAGTGCCGATGGTGGTTAAGGTCGGCGATCGTGTGTTGTTCAGCAAAACTGCTGTGCAAAAAGTCAAAGTTGACAACAAAGAATTTAACTTTGTGTACGAAACCGACATCATGGCAATTATAAAACAAACTGTATAAAATCTGTGATAAATAATATTGTAGTGCCCATAGTGGGGCTACATTATAAGTCATCTTGCTTAATAAAGGAGAAAACAAATGACAAAAACTCTCACCCTTCGCTCTTTCGACATTCCCGCACTGCACAAATTTGGTATCGGTTTTGATAACATGTTTGATGATCTTATGCGTGTGAGTGCTCAACAAGGCAACACCAATTACCCGCCCTATAACATTGTACAAGTCAGCGATGACGAGTATAAGATCAGTATAGCTGTGGCCGGATTTAGTCTAGACAACTTGGCAGTGACCAAGGACAAAAAAATTCTAGTTATCGAAGGCAAACAAAATATAGGCGAGTTAATGGACGAAGAGTCTGTGAACTATTTGCACAAAGGAATCAGTGAGCGTAGTTTCCGTAGAGAATTCCAACTGGCGGACCATGTGGAAATTACCAATGCACATCTTGAACTTGGCATTTTAAGCATTCATCTAAAACGTGAAGTTCCAGAAGAAGCTCGGCCAAAGACCATTGCAATCACCTACACAGTCTAATATAATAGTGTAAATACAGTGGGGGCATGTCATGCCCCCACACTACAAAAGGATATAAAATGGCAGATACAAATACAATACCAAAATCAAAAGTAGAATTTCGTGAGCCGCCATTATTCAAAATTATCTACTTGAACGATAACAAAACATCTGTGGATTTTGTAGTTGAAAGTTTGATACGACATTTTGAGTACACCGCAGAAACTGCTGTGACAATTACAGAAGATATTCACAATGCCGGATCTGCAATTGTTGCAATCTTGCCTTATGAAATTGCCGAACAAAAAGGCATTGAAGTTACACTGGATGCACGTAGTAACGATTATCCTTTGCAAATTAAATTAGAACCCGAAACCTCACGTTAACAATCAACCACAATGCGCTTGGGGTGATAAGTCGGAGTCCAGGTAGATGAATCTTCAACTCTGCCCCGGCAGTTGTTCACGTATCTAATGCCGTGCTGATGCTGGTCAATGGCATTATGATAGTGTCCAAAGCACCAAGTTTTAACTTTGTTTTCTGTATCGCCATCCAGTGCCATCTGCATAAGAGAATTTCCCATTACATTAAACTTATAAGTTGACGTAATCTCCATGTCATAATTTATTAAATCTATGTTTGGCACAGTGTGTGTGACAAGAACAATTGATGTAACATCAGGATGTGTTTGAAGTTTTTTAATACTGTTTCTCAAGTAAGCAACATCGTTGTATGCCATGCTGTGTATAGCACTGGTAACAGGCATGCTGACATCCATGACATCGCAATACCATAATCTACACTGTTCATCATCAATGCTGGAATCTAGATCATATGTCCACCAGCCGTTGGTGCCAACAAATGCAACATTGTTAACAATCACACAGTTGTCTTGTAGAAATACTACATTTTCTATTCCAGCAACAGCTTCTTGTAGTATGTTATAACTATCACTAAGTGAGTCTAAACTGTATCTATGTTCGTTGTTGCCGTCGATATAAAACACTGCTTGATAGCATTGACCAAGATGTTCTAATGTGTCTCGCACTATTTCAACATCCATGGAAATATCGCCGGCTACGACACAGAATGGGCTGGTGGCTATTCCGGTCCAATCAAATGTGTCTGTGGGACCTAGGTGCAGGTCACTTATGAGATCAAATGTTAACGTCACGCTTTGTTCTCCTTGTTTTTTTAAATGTTGCTGACCGTAGTTTTTTTAATTTGGCTGCCTTCTCTGGTCCGTAAATTTCTTCGTATGTCTTGCCTTTGAGATGTTTTCTAGTGTTTTCACTTAGAAATTTTTTAGTCTCTTCTGAATGTGTTCGCCCCCACATACCGTTCTTTGATCCTGACATTGCTTTGCTATGATTTATCTTAGCCTCGTCACTGTGTAATTTACCAGTCATTATTTTAGAATGATTAATTTTCCATTCATCCGATTTTGACCGACCCTTCATTTTAGAGCTTACTATTTTCCTTGATTCTTCTCCCATAGCACCACCCGATCCGGATTCTTCTTTAAGATTAGCCCATGTTGGATCATTGACGATATTCCATAATTGACTGTAATATATTCCTTGATTTTTAATTTCTTCTTTATTATTACTTTCAAATAATATTTCGGTATGGACATTATCGCCGTGTTTTTTGAGATGCCTGCTCCAGTATTTTCCCGAACCTTTGTATGTATAAGGGTCCTGAGAGGTGTACCCAAGATATTGTAATCCAGTTAGTAGGTGTGTTTTTTTGTACAGAGAAAGTTTATTCATCATACATATTTAAAAGGAAACCGATCGTGAACATTATTATTGACCCTGCTCAAATTGAAACCTACCGTGAAAAGTACACAGTGCTAGAATTAGATACTATCCGAATTGTGCCCGAGAATAAACAAGTAACTGCATACTGTGTGGTTGACACAATTCCAATTATGGAATTGCCTCAGACCCAAAGCAAGATGGATCTTCATGCCAATCTGTTGACCAATTACCGTGCCCGTGATTGGAACTACTGCCATCAAGCACTGGATCATTTGATTGGTAGCTGGAACAAAGAACTGGATAGTTTCTACGAAGACATTCGTAATCGTATTAACACATATATGGAAACAGATCCTGGCCCCGAGTGGGATGGAGTTATTGAAAAGCATCCTGATTGATCCATGACAAAATCATGTGTACTTGCCAGACATGGTATAAGTGTAGAAACAAATGGTACTTTGAGGCCATGTTGTCAGTTTCACGAATTACCTCAAGATGAGCACAAATTTTATACATTCCATGAATACTCACAGTGGCGAATAGAAATGGACAAGCTATCCAACGATCTTGATGCAGGCATAGAAGATCCTAGGTGTCACCAGTGCTGGCATGATGAAAATATTGGATACCGCAGTTTGCGAACAATGTCTAATACCCGTCATCAAGATGCTGATAAAAAGAATACCAAAAAAAATCGAGCATTTTTTAATCGGCATACCTCACCATGGCATGTGGAATTTAAATTGGGAAATTTTTGTAATCTTCGATGTATAATGTGTAGTCCTTACTCAAGTTCAAGTATCTGGACAGAATATATAAAAAACAAACCAAGTTACAACTCTGCTAATATTTATTGGGATCCTCCAACTGGAGAGCACAAGTGGTGGGAAAGCAACGACTTTACTGAGTTCTGTGGTAGAATTTTACCAACAGTCAGATTTTTACATTTCTCCGGTGGCGAGCCGTTTATGGTTCCGGGACTGGCCAACATGCTGAATCAAGTTACCGAACCAAAAAACGTAGATTTGTTATTTGTAACAAACATGACCATGATTGATAACACTGTGTTAGAACTGATAAAACAATTCAAATCAGTGAATTTTGCAATCAGTCTCGAAGGCACGGACCAACACAACGATTACATACGGTACGGAAGCGATTTTACTGTGATTGAAAAGAACATAGACCGAGTAAGAAATCTAATACCAGGACAAACTCATTTGATCGTTAACCATACATTCCAACATACCAGCATTTATTCTCTTCCTGCGTTAATAGATTGGTGTCACGATCAAAATTTTAATATACACTTTTCTCTTCATGGCGGCGAGGATTACATGAGAATAAATTCTGTACCACCTGCGGACATGGCCCGGTTTAAGGATCAAATTGAGCAGTCTTTGACGGTTGACCCTGATGTTAAATCATATGCGCTTAATGTAATCAAAGACTACCAATATGATTCTGAATTAAATGCTAAATTTCGCCGATATACCAACATGATTGACGGTGTCAGAGGCAACAACTATAATTTAACATTTGACCCTACTAATTAGTTTTACAAATGTATTGGTAATGGTCTTTTGTATGTTGATATCAACTTCTTTTCTTTAAGATCGAACTATCATAGCAAAACTGAAAAGCACAACAGGGACAGATATTGCCATGAAACTTATGCCTATAAGTACTCTGTCTATCATGTCGGCCTGTGCTTGAATTTTAGCATTTTTAATGTCTGCTTGTAGTTTGGCACGTTCTTTGTACATACGCACACGCTCAGCCATCATCTCATCCCAGACGTCTTTGTTGCCTGACCATATTAACATTTCTTTCAATTCTTTTTCAGCATCACGTAGAGCCTTACTCTGCATGGCAATTTGAATTGACATTGCCCTGATCTGTCCGTCAGTGAGAATATTTTTGCTGGTTTGTGCTTTTATGTTTGCTTCATGGATGGTATCACTATTTTCAAAGAACTTGGCAAACTGTCCGTAAAGACTGTTAATATCTTTACCCAGGGCAATGGCTTTTTTAATATAACCAACTGATTGTTGAGCGGCTGTAAATGCCAGACCAAGGGTGATAGGATCCATTATTTTTTCTTGGGCTCCTTGTCTTTAGGAGGAGGCTTGGACCATTCTAAACATACAACTACTCGGTTATAAACATCTCCTGACCAGGTCCATCTTACACATCTAGGCTCTTGGGCTAAAATGTACAAGGATAACATGGTCGCGCCGATCATATCACTTGTTGGCCAATGGATTATCAATGGCCTTTTGTATTTTGCTATCAACTTCTTTCTTTAACTGTACAACTTCACGTTCAATTTCTCTACGTGCATCGGCCATTTCTCTACGAATAACACTGGCTTCGTTACGTGCCTTTTCTAAGTCCTCACGCACTGCCTTGCGCATGTCACGCATTTCTGCTTCAGTTTCACGCTGTGCTGTTTTAACACTGCGTTCTACCTGCTCAGTTACTGATTCGTTACGACGTAGATCATTCTTCAAGTCTGTTTTGATATCACGAGTGTAGTCCGAGGTCTTGGCTGAGTTTTCTTCTATGACTGCTAGGCGTTTGTCAAAGCCACTTAGGTCTGGTGCGGCATATTCAGCAATCTTTTTCTTCATGCCTACGTAGTCCTTGTACACTTCAAACGTGCCATACAGTCCGCCTAATATACTGCTGACAATAGTGGCGGCTACCATGAGTTTGGCAGGTGTGAACTCATAACCACCAATTGAGATCACAGTATCTTTTGAGGCATACTTCTTTGCAGCCGCCTCAAGTTCGTCAACCTTGGCATCAACGCTTTTAATTTCTTCAGTCATTTTTAAGCTCCTATTTTTATTCTTGTGGATACCATTCTTATCCATTCTTTTTTGGCTTCTAGATTGTCTCGGGCATTCTGCACTCGTGTACTATTTTTTGTTATGATGCTGGATGTTGATAATCCTAGACCAATCCCTATAATTACATAAACAATGTATTCCATGTTGTTCTCCTTATTTGTACTGCAAGTCTATCAACTGTTGGTGAAGTCTATCGCTACCCAGTCCGCGTAACAATCTTGCATTGTCAACATTGACTTGATTCCGGTATATTTCTCTTGGTGCATAAAATGCCACATCCGGCATGGCTGTTGAATATGATTGATAACCTGCCGGCTGTGTGGCCATTCTGGTCAAATCAACTCCGCCGGCCAGTTCATTTGACTGCACATTTTTGTTTACTGAGTCTGTGCGCTGTTCTTGTGTGCCAGCACTTGGTAACACAGAACGTTGTTCCATGGCATCATTTAGTACAGAACGGCCGCCAATTTTGATACCTTCAATCTGTGGTGTTTCTAGTTCCGGTTGTGTGTTGTTGCGCCCTGGCGCTGATTGCAAACTGTACATATCAAACTGACCCGGCATCATGCTTGATGACAAAGACATATTGGGATCAGCAAATACACTTGATGTTACTGGGCGTAGACCACCAATTGTGACCACAGTGGTCGATGCTACGCTGGCTACATTTACCATGGACATTTGTGATTGACTGCTAGATACCACTAATCCTGTGCCTGTGCTGGCCTGTGTCATGCTACCAGCAATGCTTTGAGCAGTAAGTGCGCCGGCCACATTCTCTGCTTGTTGTTGTGCTTGTTGCGCATCTTTGGCAGCGGCTGTTTCTGCGGCCTGTACAACAGACTTTGCTTCGTTGCCTATTCTAGCTTGATTGCTACTAATCATGCTCATAACACTGCCTAGACTTGGCGCTGACTTGCTGTTGCTATCGCTGGCTGTTTTAACTTCACCTGCTCGAGGTTGACTACTACCACCCTGTGGAGGAGGTTGATTTGCTGGTGTGCTATTTGTATTGCTAGAAGCCGGAGGTGGTGCACCTTGAGGCGGGGGAGGGCTACCAGGAGGAGGTTCTGAACCTGGAGGAGGTGGACTGCCTGGTGGTGGGGGAGGGCTACCAGGAGGAGGCGCTGGCTGTGCGGGATCATTCACTGACATTCCCGTAGTTGGATCCATTGTTGTGATCTGTGTACCATCTGTAGTTGGTGTGCTTGCTGGCGCCAATTGTTTGGCTATAGCTAATGCGTATCCTTTACAATCAGGGCTGTATAAAGGATTAGCTAGACAAGGGTCAGCTGTGTAAATCATTGTTGCCCAGGCACCTTCTATAGACGAACCGGTGCCAGATGCTGACCCTACAATTCTACCTGTGCCTAACAATGATTGATTCATGCTTGATGGCAACAAGTACTTTTCACTTACTGATCCACTGGTACCGTCACCTGTGAAACTATAACTCTTTGAATGTATAGATTGGTTACTACTGTTAGTCAACGAAAAAGATGCATTAGCATACGCAGGTACGTTCATATACCACGAACACGATCCGTCTTGGTTGGTAGCAGTACATCCGTACCAACTTTGTCCAACTCTCCAGTTAAACCCGTAATTAAATCCGTGTATCCTTGCACCAACGCCAGCACTTTCCAGTGCGGTATTAATTGCAAATGCTTGATTTAGACTTGAACCTCCCTTGGTTGAATCTAATAAATTATTAGTGTTAATAATGTTACCAAAGCCAGCACAAGTTGAACTATAAGCAGGATTGTTAGCACAAGGATCAATTGAGTACTTTAATTTAGCATACACATCGGTAACCACTGGTCCATACAAACCAGCCCAGCCCCCTGAGTCAACACCTGAGAATGAAATGTTTAATTTGTTAAGTCCGGTAAGTGAGTACGGTGTTGCAAAGTTAACATTTTGATTTTCTTGTTGCCATGCATATACCCATGTGTTATAATTAAAATTCTGAGAATATACATTAGTACCAGCAGAGTTAGTTAAACTAACATTGGCACTTAATTGGTCAACTATGCCATTTGAATCAAAGCAAGATTGTTCCCCGCCTATTTTGTTCTTACACCAGTTGGCATATCGCCATCCATATTGTAGTCCACTAACAATAATACCGGTGCCAGTCAAGGCTTGATTGACTGCAATTGATTGTGATACTGTGCCAGCTTGCCAACTAAATTGATACCCGTCACTGCCGCCAGCGCCAAACATTCCAGCGGTGCCGTTTCCAGTTGTAGTCCATCCAGTGGAGCCATTGGTAAATCCTGGATTGGTAATTAAATTACCGCTGACGTAATCCTGTGCGTTAGAATAACTTGTGGACAAGAACGCCAAGGATAGCGCCAATGCCAACTTTCTTATAAGTGTCATCTAGTTTTGCCTCGTCAATCTTTGGAATCCGGTCTGGATTTGCTTCCCAACTTGCTTTTGCTTGTTCACCAATCTTGCCTTCGTATGGGCAAGGTGTGCCAGCTGCCAACATGGCATCAAACACACGACGGTCTTGACACATGGTAGCAACTGCCGCTACCTTCATGCCCATGTCATATAGAGTTTTACTTAACTTCAAGCGTTCGCAATTCATGTCACGTACTGTTCCACCTGAACTTACGCCAAACACTTGTGTCTGCACAGATCCCGAACTGCCAGTTGAACATAAGTCAGCATTGCCACCACTCAGCATAGCAGGAGCAACCGCAGTTGGCGGAGGTTGAATGATTCGTTGTGTAATCTCACTGGTGTTAATATTACGATTGGTCATATCACCAGTCTGCATGTTTTGATTAACTGCTGTACTTTGATTAACGTTATTGTTAACATTGTTGCTGGTGCTGGTCGACGTGTTGATATTACGATTGGTCATATCACCAGTATTAACGTTGTTGTTGGTGGCTGTGCTGGTGTTAACGTTGTTGTTATTGTTGGTGGCTGTGCTGACATTGTTGTTGTTGTAGGTCATTGTGCCACTATTAATATTATTGTTGGTGTTTACATTGGTAGCAGTACTGGCGTTGACATTGTTGTTGTTATAAGTCATTGTGCCTGAGTTGACATTGTTATTGTTGTAGGTCATTGAACCTGAATTAACGTTGTTGTTGTTAATGGTACTTGTGCCAGAGTTAATATTGTTATTGGTATTGACACTGGTGTTAGCATTGGTATTGTTACTGGTACTGTTGACCGCGGCTGTGCTAGTGCTGTTGCTATTACTAGTAGTATTGCTGTTGGAAGTAACGGTGCTGGTACTATTGCTGGTACTATTAGTGTCAACCAGGCTCTTAGAGTCGTAGGTACCTTGATTGATCAGTGTGCTTGTGCCTGTGGTCGTTCCACCGGTTGTGCCAGACGTAGTGGTTGTTTGTGCTGTTGCCGTTGCTGATACTACTAAAACAAGCCAGGCTACGCCCCTGAATAGTCTCTGTTTCATGCTATCACCTTTATAGTTATTATTATCTTGATATTTATTGCGTTAGAGCAATAAAATTCAGTGGGCATAGATCCGTTTACTTTTTTTGGGCATGGTACTGTAAACCGATAAATTAATACACAATCAATAAAATTGTTCTACAAATAGAACACAGTAATACAATCTATCCGAAAGAATACTCATAATATGAAAAATATAGGCTTCATTGGCATTGGAAAATTAGGTCTGGAATGTGCAGAAGTACTGGCTGAAAAGTTCACAGTCCGGGGCTACGACACAAGCCCAAGAACCAGTGACCTGGTACGAGTTTGCAGTATTGAAGAAACCATAAACAAAAGTGAGTGGATTTTTATTGCTGTTCCTACTCCTCATGCTGAGGGGTATGACGGAAGCACTCCGTCAAGTCATTTGACTCCCAAAGATTTTGGACATGACGCAGTCAAAGAAGCCATTACAAACATCAACCAGTATGCTACATCACCTAAGAAAGTTGTGCTGATTTCCACAGTGTTGCCCGGTACCACTCGCAAATACTTTGTACCATTGTTAGATGCAAAACATCAATTTTTATATAACCCATATTTGATTGCCATGGGATCAGTTAAATGGGACATGGTCAACCCAGAAATGATTATGATTGGTACAGAAGATGGCAATCCAAATGCACTGGCTGGAGAGTTGGTAGAAATTTACAATCAAGTTATGCAAAACAACCCACGCTACGAAATTGGCACCTGGGATGAATGCGAAGCAATCAAGATCTTCTACAACACATTCATTTCGGCCAAGATCGGTCTTGCAAACATGATTCAAGACTTTGCACTAAAAATTGGCAACATCAATGTGGATGTGGTAACCAATGCATTGGCTCGTTCAACCATGCGTATTATGGGTCCCAAATACATGACAGCAGGTATGGGGGATGCAGGTGCATGTCATCCCAGAGACAACATTGCCCTGCGTTGGTTAGCCGAAGAATATGATCTTGGCTATGACATGTTTGATACTATCATGTATGCTCGCGAAATACAAGCAAAAAATCTTGCTAAGTTTTTAGTAGACACCGCAAAAGAACGCGGCATGAGCATTGTAATTCATGGCAAAGCCTACAAGCCAGATGTTGCGTACTGTATTGGATCGTACTCAACTCTGATTGGACATTTTGTAAAAGAATTTGGATTTAATGTTAGATATGTTGATCCTCTAGCAGATGATCCAACAGAAGTAGTGTCAGAGTTGATTGGTCCTTGTGTGCTGTTGCTGGCACACAACCGCCAGGTGACATACGGCTACACCGGAAACACAGTCAAGGATGGATTCTATTGCGACATACCTAAAGGCAGTGTTGTTGTTGATCCTTGGCGCTCAATGCTGTCACCAACAGCCAACCTTGAAGTAATACACTACGGAAACACACGAAACAAAAAATGATATACAATCCACGGAAATACCAATTATATAAATTCTGGGATGAAGAGTTTAAAAACTTGGATTACATTCAAGAGCCTTTTAACGATCCTGCAAGTTTAGAACTATGGCAAAGTCAAGGATATCAAAGTAAAATTTGTGGCGAACTATGTGACATGCGACACAGACTTCCGGACTGGGCACCAAAGTTTATAGATATGTACCGGGCACAAGGCTGGCAAGACATTGGCCTAGCGTTTTATCGCATGCCCACCGGCACAGTTATGCCGGTGCATAGAGATCTGTACAAGCGTTATATCGAACTGTTTAATTTGCAAGGTCGAGAACGATCAATACGTCGAGCATTGGTGTTGTTAGAAGATTGGAAACCCGGACACTACCTTGAAGTAGATGGTGTTCCTTATGTCAATTGGAAAGCAGGACAAACATCAGAATGGGTGTATGATGCACCGCACATGGCAGCCAACATTGGACTTGAAGATCGGTACACATTGCAAATTACAGGGCACCTATGATAGACAGCCGTAACGAATGGGATCCACTGGAAGCCATAGTAGTTGGCAGTGCAACCAACGCCAATTGGCCCAGCAATGATCCGGTATTTGCTATAGAATCGTCTAAAACATCCTGGACCGAAACACCTGTGCCAACTGGTCCTGTACCCAACTGGATTGTTGAAGAAGCCAACGCGGAACTTGATCGCCTGTCAGAGATATTAGCTGACTACGGCGCAGTAGTGTACAGACCCAAACCGATGGACTTTGTTGAGTTAGGTGGAATGTACAACTATTGTCCACGTGATAGATTGTTAGTAGCAGGCGACACTGTGGTTGATGTAAACATGATGTATCCTTGCCGGAATCAAGAAACCGAAGGCCTACAACAAATTATTCAACAAGCTAACACAGTGTTAACAATGCCCCGGGATCAAGGCATGATTTTAGATGCTGCCAATGTATGCAGACTAGGTGGCACCTGGTTATACCTACAAAGTCACAGTGGTAATTTGGCCGCATATGATTGGCTGTGCAATCAATTCCCTGCGATTGACATTGAGCTGTGTAACTTTTATTCCGGAGTACACATTGACAGTACCATTGTGCCTGTGCGGGAAGGATTGGTATTGTTGAATGCCAGTCGTGTAACTGAATCAAATTGTCCGGCAGCGTTTGATTCCTGGGAAAAAATCTACATCGACGATGTAGTGCCACAGGGCTTTTATCAATATCCGTATGCATCCAAATGGATTGCCATGAATATGTTGGTGCTGGATCCCCGAACAGTTATTGTAGATGCCGCACAAACAGCACTAATTACTGTATTAAAGTCAAAAGGCATTGATGCTATACCTCATACGCTAAGCCACAGCCGTACATTAGGTGGTGGGTTTCATTGCGTGACACTTGACACACGGAGAAAACATGATTGATACTGATGTAATAACACGCATGATAGAACAGCAAATTGCTGACACAGTCAATGATCATGTGTACGGAGTGCTTACATCAACTGAGTGGTCCAAACCTCTTGAAGATAAGATATTAAAGTACACACAAGATCGTATACTTTCAAAATTTGCCAACTCAACAACCATGCCTGAAATCCTTGAAGCTGTTAAAACCACGGTTGCCGAATTATTTGCTGCTGGCACAGTTCCTGGCGTTGCACAGTTTGTCAACAACAATCTCATTAAGACCACTGTTGACCAAGAAGTAGATCGCATCACACGAACCGCAGTTACAGAATTGTTCACGGACGTGGTATGGTTAGAAAAGATTGAAAAAACGCTTAATCAAATGGTAGTGCACCGCACAGTGGCAACCATTGGGTCAATTGACATCAACACTGTTATTCATCAGCGTGTGGATGAAAATATGGCTCGATTAAAAATTGAATTGTTAAACAATTTTTCCAGCACAGGCATTGATGACCAGGCCACATCTTGCCAACTGACAATCTTAGATGAAACAACAGTGATTGAAAATGTGTTAACTGCCCGTGCTGCCAAGTTTGTAGAGTCAGTCACAGTTAAAGACCTGGCAGTTACCGGATCTATCAACACAGATAATCAAAGTTGGAATGTGTTGGCTGCCGACATAAGTGCCAAGACGCTAGCACAACTGAATCAAGACTGGAAAGATCGTTTGGTTGAGCAGGTTGCAGAAGAAATTAAACGGAATGGCATTAAATTTGACAATGTCACTGTTGATGACCAGTTGTTGGTGTCCGGCAACCAGTTGGCACGAACTATCACACAAAGTAATTTACAAAAAGTAGGTCGGCTTCGAGATCTGACAGTGGAAGGTGAAACCAGTCTAAACGAAACTGTTGTTGTAGTTAAAAAGCGGCTGGGTGTCAATACAGAACATCCGGACTCTGCACTGAATGTATGGGACGAAGAAATCAGTATATCCGCAGGCAAGTACAAGAATCAAGAAGCATATATTGGTACCAGTCGCGACCAAGCACTGAACATTGGCGTTAATAAACTACCTCAACTGACCATTGGAACAGATGGCATAACTGCTGTCAAAAAATTACGTGTGGCACAGTACATGATAGGACACGGAACAACTGTTCCTAACTATTCCGGAACCAAGGGCGACATCGTATTCAATGCTGATCCCATGCCCAATGGTGCCTTTGCCTGGGTGTGTCTAGGCAACTACAAATGGAAAACACTAAAGGCTGTTGAATGAGAATCAATTGGGTTGTGTCAGACTCCACTGTGTTACCACCAGACGTTGATGTCACTGTGCTCAAAGACATTGCAGCCATCTGGGGTGGCTGGCGCACCTGGCGCGGTTGTAGCACTGACAATGTTGTGTGTGATGATGCAGGCAAAGCACGTGAGTTGCTAAAACGCAAAATGAATGAAATGTGCAACATGTATGTGCCTTCATCAATCTATGCCGAGCTTGACCGACCCCGAGGCGTACAACTGTACGAAGGGCAGTTTACTTTTGAAATAGACAACAAAGACGAATTGATCAGTATTCAGTTAGTGGCCGGTCAAAGTGATGTTGTGTTGCTTGTGGGATTTGACTGGACCGAACGACCCAAGAGTGCAGATCGGTTAACAGCGCATCGAGCAACAAATTATCAGCGTTTTGTCAAAGATGCCATTTCGAGCAATCCCGCAGTGCAATGGGTTTTGGTTGACCATGCAGGAGAAGTCTGGCCCGAATTGGCTGAATTCGAAAATCTTACCAAAGACACGTTGGACAACGTGATCGAACTACTAAAGACTTGACACCTTAGAAAATGTAATATCTCAGTTTAAGTAATGTTACTCAACCACAATGTCAACGTTGACATCTGGGTATAGATCGATCCAACAAGATAGTACTAAATTTTTATAGGCTTCTGCAGTAGCGTTATCGACCCAGGCCCAGCGGTTGACACACCTAACCCCTGTGCTAGGATTGTTTGTAAACTCAAGTTCTCCGGTGTATTTTCCTTCAGCTTGCCAGGCAGCGCATTGATTCATAATATTATCATGCTGTGGCTGTAAGTGAAACGGTGTAGTTTGGGTAAGTGTAAGGATGGTTTTAATCATATGATATTCTACAATTTTAAGTAATGTTACTCAACCACAATGTCAACGTTGATATCTGGGTATAGATCGATCCAACTAGCCAGTACTAAATTTTTATAGGCTTCTGCAGTAGCGTTATCGACCCAGGCCCAGCGTTCAACACGTCTAACTCCTGTAACAGTATTGTGTGTGATGTCAAGTTCTCCGGTGTATTTTCCTTCGGTTTGCCAGGTAGCGCATTGGTTCATAATATTATCCATTTGTGGCTGTGGAAATGGTGCAGTGTGGGTAATTGTAAGGATGGTTTTAATCATATGGTATTCTCCGATGAATTATTTATCAAAAAGCATTTGACTTTTAATTAAACATACTGTACAATTACAGCATGACTACACCTAGAATTGGCTTTTGTTGCAAGTGGCTAAATGACCCCACAGAATGTGGTGGCATGAAAGTCAATGCACGGGACCGTGACCTAAACGGCAGATCAACTACCATGAGGTGGCTTCGCGAACATGCCAGCGAAGCAGACCAGCGTCAGTGGGACATTATGAATCACAACACCGCTGCCGCTGTGAAGATGATCGAACGTGTGGCCACATTGCCAGAAGGTCGTAGAATGGTACGGTTAGGTAGCGAAATGCTACAGGGCTATACCGAACCTTCGTGGATTGACTGGTGGCAACGTACAGAGATCCAGGATCACTGTGCCCAAATCTTTGCACCCATTGGTGAAACTGCTCGTAGACTGGGAGTTAGATTGAGTTTTCACCCTGGGCAGTTCTGTGTTTTGGCCAGTGAGAATCCCGGCATCGTAAATAGAAGTATACAGGAGTTTGAATATCATGCAGATATGGTCAGGTGGATGGGATACGGCAAGACTTTTCAGGATTTTAAAATCAACGTACACATCTCGGGTAAACAAGGCCCCGCAGGTATTCGCTCTGCCCTCCAGCGTCTTAGTCCCGAAGCAAGAAACTGTATCACCATCGAAAACGACGAAAACGCCTGGGGAATTGATTCAAGCCTTGAACTTGCCAACGACTGTGCCCTTGTGCTTGATATACACCATCACTGGATCCGTACAGGAGACTACATTCAACCCTCCGACGATAGAGTTTCGCGTGTGATTGATTCCTGGCGCGGAGTAAGGCCGGCACTGCATTATTCAGTCAGCCGAGAAGACTTTCTGGTGGGGCATGACGCAGATGTATTGCCGGACATGGCCGCATTGTTGGCACAGGGCTATAAAAAACAAAAACTACGAGCACACAGTGACTTCTATTGGAATTCAGCTGTGACTGACTGGGCATTGACCTTTGCTGAAAAGTTTGATATCCAATGCGAAGCCAAAGGCAAAAATTTGGCCAGTGAACAGGTTTATGAACGATATATTGCTTAACACATTTGACTGGATACGAGATGATTTTAAGTCCCACCGAACTCGCTTTGTTATTGAGTTGCTTGCTTGGGCTATTAGTATTGGCTGTTCAATTACTATGGCACTTACCGTACCCACGCCTCCGCTTCTTGCTCTTTACCCTGTGTGGATCTTTGGCTGTGCTCTGTATGCTTGGGCTAGTTGGACTAGGAAATCTTTTGGCATGCTGGCTAACTATCTATTGTTAACCACAATCGATAGTGTGGGATTAATTCGCATGCTTACATAATATGCTCAATAAATAGATGTGATGAAAACTATTGCACTATTTGTACATCAACCCAAATGCTCTGTGCAAAGCGGCAACGGAATTATACAAGCATTAAGCCCACATTACAGTTTTAAAATTTTTACCCGCCACGAAGTTGAGCGGGATTTCTTTGACGATGTAGATTGTGTAGCAATACCCGGGGGCATTGGTGATGCTAGTAGTTTTAAATATTTGTTAAAAGACAACGGGTCACGTATACGTGACTTTGTAAACAATGGCGGAGCATATTTAGGAATCTGCATGGGCGCATATTGGGCCGGTAGCAATTACTTTGATATAATTAAAGATGTTGATGCAGAACAATACATGTGCAGGCCAGGGACAGATACAAGACGCCCCCATGCTAAGAATATTGATATAACTTGGAACAATACGCCAATGAAGATGTTTTGGTATGATGGGTGTGCTCTAGTAGGTGATGAGTCAAAGTTCAAAACTGTGGCTCGTTATACAGGAAATAACGACCCCATGGCTATTGTGCAAGGCCGTACAGGATTAATCGGGTGCCACCCCGAAAGCACACCTCATTGGTATTCTTCCTACAGTTGGATGCGTGATCAATTCCACAACGGCCAACATCATCAATTATTGTTAAGATTTGTTAACGAATTACTGTTGTAACAAAATTGTAACAGTCTTTGTCTTAAATAACAGATGAAGACATATCGCTCAATCTTTGTTAGTGATGTCCACCTTGGAACCAAAGATTGTCAAGCCGATCGTCTCAATAACTTCCTCAAACACAACTCTTGCGACACACTGTACCTAGTAGGCGATATTATCGACGCCTGGAAGATTCAACAAAACAAGTGGCGTTGGAAACAAAGCCACACTAATGTAGTTCGTCGTGTATTAGGTCATGCCAAGCGTGGCACTAGAGTTGTATTCATTGCAGGCAACCATGATGAATTCTTAAGACCTATGATACCATATGGTTTTAGTTTTGGTCTTGTTGAGATACACAATCAAATAGAGCACATAGGTGCAGATGGTCGACACTATCTAGTTGTTCACGGAGACCTGTTTGACGGCATTACCCGTCTGGCACCGTGGATAGCATTCCTGGGAGACAAAGCATATGACTTTGTTCTTGAACTCAACAATAAGTTTAATTGGATACGTCGTCGTATGGGTTTCGGCTACTGGAGCCTTAGCCGTTATCTTAAATACAAGGTTAAAAAAGCTGTAGACTTTGTGTTCAAGTTTGAAGAGAACTTGGCTAACTACTGCAAGAAGCGTGGATTTGATGGTGTCATCTGTGGGCACATACATCACGCAGAGATAAAAGAAATCAATGGCGTAACTTATATGAATGACGGTGACTGGGTCGAGTCATGTACCGCACTGGTAGAGCACTGGGACGGTAAGTGGGAAATCATAACCTGGACCAAGGAGAAGGACGATGTGGATACTGATAATACTGGCAGTTCACTTAAACGACTCAAAAGACGTGCCGGGGCGAGTGGAATTGACATTCCAGGACCAACACACTTGCCTGCAGGTGTTAAGTACAATTAAGTACAAACTGAAATTTGAAAATTTTAAGGTGGTAGCAGAATGCAAACGACAATAAGTGATAAAATTACCATAGTGGTACCTTGCAAGAATGAGGAAACGTACATTCATCATTTGTTAAACTCTCTAAGAGAACAAAACATTGGCACAACTAGAATCATCATTGCTGACTGCTCAACTGACAGTACTAGACAGGTTATACTAGACAACAAGGGTTTGTTAAATGTAGAAATCATTGAGGGTGGGCCTGTTAGCGTGGCCAAAAACTGTGGCGCACGGTTGGTCACTACTCCGTACATCTTGTTCATTGATGCTGATGTGCGTTTTTTTAAAAATACAGTGATTCAGGATGCTGTTGACACAATAGAATCAAAAAACTTGGACCTAATAGGTTTAAAAATAAAATGTTATGATCGAGACCCAAGAACCAAGATTGGTTTTGTTATCTTTAACACCATAAATCACGCATTGAAATTCTTCTCTCCTTTTGCTGTAGGAGCATTTATGTTGACACGCAGAGATCGTTTTGAAGAATTTGGTGGGTTCCCTGAACAGTTTGCAACGTCAGAAGATTTCTTCTTAAGTCGCAAGTACAGTCCTAAAAAGTTTAAAATTGTTCGACACCACTTTGGTCAGGATAGTCGTAGATTCAAGAAGATGGGGTACATGGGCATGGCCAAATACCTTGTCAAGAACTTTGTCAATCGCAATAATCGAGCGTACTGGGACAAGTTAGATTCATCCAAGTACTGGAATTAAAAAAGTCTCTTTCGAGACTTTTTACTTTACAACTGGTTTTTTGGGTGCCCGTGGTTTTGCTGGTGCTTTAGGCTTGGGCGCTGTCTTGGGTTTGGCAATTGGTTTAGCAACTGGGGTAGGGTCTGCTTTTGCCACCGGTGCTGGTGTCTCAACCTTGTAGGGTGCAGACGCCTGGACTTCTACTTCGAGTTGAGTTGGTTTACCAAACAAGAATTCTTTGATTTTTGTTAACATAATGTTCTCCTATACAGTTATTTATTACTCGTAAACGGCTAACAAAATTAGTGACCATTCACTAATAAAAATACCAAAAGATGTTGCGTTGCAACATAAATAATGTTACAATAGAACATAGGGTGCTGAATAGGTCGGGCCTTATGGTAAACTCGCTTAATAGGAGAAAATTATGTTTACATTAGACGCAACAATCGACGCCGTTCAAACCGGTAAAAAACAATTTGTCAAGACATTTGTTCAAAACGAAAAGGTAGCAGACGCAATGAACACTTTCATTGATGAGCAAGCTTCTTATACCAAAAAAGCTGCCAAAGTTGGTTCTGACACATTTGCTGTATTGTCCAGTGAAATGGTTAAAACTGCACAAGAAGCCACCAAGTTTGACTACACCAAGTTTGGTGAAGGTATCATGAAGGCTTACCAAACTACTCAATCCAAAGCCAAATAATAACCGTTTGGCCCAAAAGGCATTGACCAATTAATCCAGTTCGTGTATAATACACACATGAACTGGATTTTTCTTGGGTGTAAACAAACCATATCGGTTAACCGGAAAAAGACACAAAAGGTATCGAAATGAAAAGTCGTATTTTATCTGCCACAGCCGTAGCAGTGCTGGTAACATTGGCTGGATGCAGTTCCAATCCGCTGAGCCAAAATAGTAGCATTGCACCCGGGTCCAATGCCACTGCTCCTATTAGCGAACAAACTGCCACTAGCGACTTTACTCGCCAAGGTGTCACGATCAAGTATAGTCTGTGGTCTGGTGCTGTTGAGAGCATTGAGGTCATTGGCTACGCACCTGTCTGGGGCAACAGCCAAAACGCACTGCGTGAATCGTTCCGTGTGGCTGAACTTGAAGCTAAGAAAAGTCTCAATGACTTTATCAATAAAGAGAACATCACAAGTCGTACATCTGTGCGCATGATCAGTAGCAACCTGGAACAGGCCAACGACAACAAGAAAAACAACTTTACCACCAATGTTGTTAAATCTACAGATGACACAGACGTTGCGGCCGACCTAAATCCGCAAAAGAATAGTGGTACCTCTTCCAAAGAAGATAACACTGCTGTTCGTAATGATGCGTTAAGAATTGCCAGCAGAGTCAACAATGTCATCACCACACAGAATGCTGGCATCCTGTCGGGCTTGTATCTGGTCAAGGGTGAAGTGATCAACAGTGGTAAAAACGTTAAGGTGGTGTATCGTTGGGACAAAAAATCCAACGCAGTGCGCCCAGTGGTACGTGGCCTGATGATGCAGTAACATGTTAAGGCGTTTACTGGTTGCAGTCAGTGCTGTTGTGGTCGTGACTGCCGCACACAGCGTTACTATTGCCGATGTTATTCGCAGTCCTATTGGAAATGGAATAACTGTGGCTCGTTGGATCTACGAAGCTGCCAACTCTGAAAAGGTCTTGTATGTGGAAGTTATCAGTGAAGGCAACACTTTTGAGCAAGCCAAACAACAAGGTTTTAGATTGGCAGTAGAACATGCAGTTGGAACAGTTGTGTCTTCTGAAACAGAAGTGCGCAATGACCGGCAGACACGGGATGAAATCATCACCTATGCATCGGGCTACGTAGATCGATTTGAAGTGGTTGAACAGCAAAGAGTAGGTAACCGAGTTCTTGTTAATATGAAGGTTTGGGTCCGGCCTAGCAAAATTGCCAACCGTTTGTTAAATAAATCTGCCACAGCAGGCACAGTGGAAGGTGGACGCATCAGTACACAAATACAAACGCTACAGCATGAAAGGACGTCCGGTGATAGGTTGCTTAAATCTGTACTAGCTGACTATCCCAAACGAGCGTTTGTGATTGAAATGGATAAAACACAGGTCATGTTTGATGCTAACCGTACTGGACAATTAGAAGTTGCGTTTTGGTTATCATGGAGTAAAGAGTACCTTGAAAGCATTGCAGAAGCACTCTCCGCAATAAACCAACGCTCGGACTGTGGCGGCCTATTTGGATGCAGAAATGTTGCATCTCAGATTGATGTGATACGCCCAGGATTCGGATCAACTACCCAAACTTGGTTCAACGATAAAGTTGCCGATCAAATGGTGCGTAAAGAGATGATCCAAAGCCAGCCCACTATCCGTATTGCCATTGTGGACACTGCAGGAAAAGAGCAATTTAAACAGTGTTTTTATGCTAAAGAATTGGACTACCGCGATCATTCTGCTTGGTACTATGTAAATCAGGATCATGACCGAGTGGCAATTAATGGCAAAGCAGTCAAAAGATTCAACACTTTTATTGATCTCAGCCGGTTGCCCACAGCCAATTTAGACCAGATTAAAATAGCCATGGTTCGCGGTCCAAATTGTTAATTTTTGGCGCCAACATTGCGCCATAAGTAGTTGTGCATCTTGACAGTTCAGTAGTATAATACTGAACACACACAAATTAACTGATTTAAACATGGCCACACAGCAAGATTTTGACACCGTTAAAGACCACACACAAGCACTAGCAGATAATGGCATGTACGTTTTCATGGGCGAAGTAGACCATGAAAGTATAAAGCCTGCAATCGAATGGATTCTGCACGAGAACTTTGTTGTAAAGAGAAAACGCAAAGAACTGTTGTTGATGATCTGTTCAGAGGGCGGAGACATGAGTGCTGCCTTTGCCCTGATTGATGTGATGCGCAGTTCCAACATATTCATTAAGACTGTGGGCCTGGGTCAGATTGCCAGTGCTGGCCTGTTGATCTTTTTAGCAGGATCCCCGGGTCGTAGAACACTCACCCCCAACACTAGTATCATGAGTCATCAGTATGCCTGGGGTAATGATGGCAAGCATCACGAGTTAATGGCCACAATGAAAGAGTTTGATCTCACACAAAAGCGCATGGTTGCACACTATGTGCAGTGTACAGGATTATCAGAAGAAGAAATCAAACGAACATTGTTGCCAGCACACGATGTGTATCTCAGTGCAGAAGAAGCCTTGAAGCTTGGCATCTGCGACAACATCTCTATACTAAATCGTTAACGCTGACGCTTGCGTCCCAGCGTTTTATCGTTACCAATCTGCACAGGTTTTGCAGGTTCTACCGTTTCTTCAACTGCACCAGTGGGACTTAATTTAAAATTAAACCCTCCGCCTCCTGGGTCTACAGCACTGCTTTTATTTTCCATAGTAATCTTGCCATCTAGTTTGGCTGGCCACTGTGTGTTAAACACAAGAGAACCCGATTTTCTCACTAAACTTGTGTACTGCTGAATAAAATTATAATCTAAAATTTCTAAAACAGCAGCCTGAAATTCTGGAACAGCACCGCTATTAACAATATTCTTCACAGCCTGTTTAGTAACATAAGTTAATTTGCCGCCGTCGGTGCCGGTACTATCGACCATGCTGGTTATTTTTTTGTACTTGGGAAGATCAACTCGTTGGCTTCTTGGTGCAAGTCTACTTGCATTTATTTCATCAACGATTGATGACGGCCATGGCAAGAAAGGTTTAAACACCGCAGGAATAGACTCTGGAATCCGTTCGTTTAACAGATTCATTGCTTGGAATGCCTGACTGATTGCAGTAGGTTTAGGTAAATTTGCATTTTGCGTCAAATCAATTAGGTCAATTGCAGTACGGTATGATTTTTTCTTTCTAAGATGATCCGGAATACGTAAGCCACTCACTGCTGGTGATGCGCCACCGCCAGTGCCTTTACTAGAAATGTTGATTTGATGATTGGTGGTAGGGTTAGTAATCTCAGCAATACTGTCGGCCAGTGGATTATTTTCTTTACTTGGAAAATTTAAAATTAAACTGTCAAGACTTCCGCCCAGCCACTTGGTAAAATCTGCTTGATTGGGAAAATTAGTTCGACCGTAGATCAGGGCCAGCACGCCTAGATATTCTCCAGCATAGTCAACAATGGCAGCAGTTACAGGCCCTGATGCTAAAATTTCTTTAGGGATCACTGGAGTTTGCCCGGCTATGATTGCCTTGGCACAGGCAACGACTGCCTGGCCGTGCGGTGTACTATTTAGAATTGGGTTGTTGATGATGACCCGACCAAGTTGACCTGCTTTGATCGGTTGGTCAGTAATGCCAATCTGATTGGGCTTTAAGCCAGCAGCATCTTTGCTGAGCTTGCTAGCATCATCATCGGGTTTAGCAGTGGCTCCACCGAAGTCAGCAGTTTTACTAAAGCTACTCAATGGCCAGATGTTTCCTTTGGCATCAGTGCCGGTTAATCCACCTTTAAATTTGTTTTCTCTTGCTAGTGCTAAAAAGCGTTCAGCCTCTGAAGGGTCTAGTATAACTTCGGTTCCCTTGGGGAACCCGTTAACATCTTTGTCAAGATAAAATGGCTTGCCATTTGCAATATGTCCAATGAAGGCATTAAACCGATCTTCATACTTGTTAATCTCACCGGCTGATAATGCCACTTCGTGAAGGTCAATTAAATTAAGTAGGTCGCGCATGGTGTATTCTTTTCCGTTGTTGTTTACTTATCATAAATCAATATATGAAACAAAGTAATTTATACTGTATTTTGGCCGACAAAGGACTGGGCTTGCACAATTCTGGCCGAACGTATCTGTGCTGCCACAGTAGAAAATACCTAGAAGATGCACAGGGTGAACAGATATATCTAGACACCCACACGTTAGAACAGGCGTGGACCAGCCCTACACGCAGAGAAATACAAGAATCTTTGGAAAACAATCAAGAGCATGCTAGTTGCCAGGCCTGCTGGGACGATGAACACGCCGGCAAAAAGTCACGCAGACAGTGGCACAACGGTATGAATCATCCTGTGACTGACCGTGATGATCAGCCGCAAATACTAGATTTAAAAATGGGCAACACCTGCAACATGAAATGCAGAACCTGTAACCCAGAAGTGTCCAGTCAATGGTATCGAGAAGATTGGGAATTGGCAGCACAGCCTGCAGAAGGCGTTTCATATTCCGAGTATCTCAAACGCTGGCGCAGAATTCCTGCCAGTTATAGTGACAACAATCAAGACCTTTGGAACACCATGAGCAAGTGGGTGCCCAACACAGTGTACATTGACTATTACGGTGCAGAGCCCATGCTGATCAAAAAGAACTTTGATGTGTTACAGACCGCAGTGGATCAAGGCACAGCAAAAAACATAGACTTGCATTTTAGCACCAATGGCACTGTTTGGAATGATGAGTTAGAAAACTTATTAAAACAATTTAAACAAGTTTACTTTGATTTGAGCATCGATGACATTGAAGATAGGTGTGGATATATTCGCTATTCTAGTACCTGGGATCTGGTGGCCAGCAATCTTGAACGATTCCTACAGGCACAACGCACAAACAAAAACTTTCAATTTGGCGTGTGTATCACTGTCAACAGTTTGAATGTGTATTACCTGGATGAGATATTTGATTTCTTTGCAAAGAAAGGACTAGGCTGCAACTTCAACATGTTGCACTTGCCATATCAACTGTGCGTGAAAAGTTTGCCTGATGCTGTTAAAACCGCAATCACTGATAAATTGTCAAAGTATGTGACGGGAGATGATATTGGGCCGTGGCACCAACGCTACTGGAAAGACCATTGTGAAATTGTGTTGAACTTTTTGAATACGCCAATGGAAGGACAACAGCATCACTTCCGGGAATTTCATCGCTATACTCGCGGACTTGATCTCAGTCGTGACCAAACATTTGAAACAGCCTTACCTGAATTTGCAGAGTTAATCAAGCCGTGGTTTGCACCGCTTGATCAGTTGCTTGTGGTTGATTCTCCAGTTTCAAAGTGAGTCCCAACAAGATACTGTAGCGTGTTTTGTCAGTGCGATTCCATCCGTCGTGCCAGGTGTTCCAGTCGTTGCTGTGTATCCATCCGGCGCCGTAACCAGTGGCAACACGACGCGGATTGTGTCGATCCGGATGATCATAAAAACAACTGGCTGAGTCCGGATCGTCACCCTCGGCCAGGTATATCATACCGGTGCCCACCAATCGTCGCATGTCGCAGTGAATACCGTTTTCAAAGCCCGGCAAGTCTTTGGTAAATTCTGCATGCAGTTCAGTATTTGTACTCATGCGCCAAGGATACATCTGCCAGTTGACTTGCAGTATAGCCTTGTCTCGATACAGACATTCAATAACGTAATCTTTTACAGAATCCTGCCTGAAGAATTGAGAAATTTGTTGCAACTTAGGGCTACGAGGACGATGTACTTTAAACCGTTTGCCGGTCCATTCGTCATGTTTAACAGCAGTTTCGGCTCCGTATGGTTTCCAGTCTTCCTGCTCAAAGTCAGCTATTAATTCTTCTCGGCTCCATGGAAAGGTTGTCTGAACTCGAGAGTACGCATAGTCTTCTGGAAAAATTTCAAATTTAATGTCTTGCATATGATCACTTTGTGTGTTATACTTACTTATATTACACACCCATGCATAACAAGGAAATTCCATGCCTAATTTAGTACCTATTGTTCTAGAACAAACTGCCAAAGGCGAACGTTCATATGACATCTACAGTCGACTGCTACGTGACCGTGTGATCATGCTGGACACAGAAGTCAGCGAACATTCAGCCAGTTTAATTGTGGCACAGATGCTGTTCTTGGAAAGCGAAAATCCTGACAAGGATATCTCATTGTACATCAATTCACCTGGCGGTGCTGTCACAGCCGGCCTGGCCATTTACGATACCATGCAGTTTATCAAATGCGATGTACAGACCATTGTGCTGGGCCAGGCTGCAAGTATGGGATCCATGTTGGCACAAGCAGGTGCCGCAGGTAAACGTATGGTGCTACCCGAAGCACGTACAATGATACACCGTGTGAGTTCTGGCACACCGGGCACACGTGGTTCAGTTCATGTGCAGGATCTGCAGTTCGAAGATTCAAAACGTGCGTTTGAAGAAAGTGTACGAATAAATAAACGTCTTACCGAGCTGTACGTCAAGCACAACACCGCCAGCAAGACCTATGAAGAACTGTATGAAACTATGAAGTTTGATACATTCTTAAGCGCACAGCAAGCAGTTGATTTTGGACTTGCTGATAAAATTATTGAAAAACGAGTTTAATGAGTTTCGAGCAAACATTCTGCGCTAGTCCGTGGTTGCATATGAGGATCACTAACTCTGGCACCTACGAACCCTGCAGATGGATGGCTCACACCAACAGCACTCGAGTCAGCATTGATCGCAGTATACAAACAGTATCTCCGTTAACATACTTTCAACAGCACATGGCTCCGTTGCGAGCAGAATTACTCGAAGGCAACGCACCGGCAATGTGCAATGACTGCTTGGTTATGGAACAGCATGGCAAGCCAAGTGGGCGTCAGCGACAGTTGCTCAAGGTTGGAATACAAGACGAGTATTTTGAAAAAAGACTGGCCAGTTCTCCGTTAAAGACTGCATTTGATTACAGCAACAATAATGCCGGCCATACCGACCGCACAGTAACAGACTGGCAAATAGACCTGGGTAATTACTGCAATGGTGCTTGTGTGTTTTGTAATCCGGAGAGTTCAAGCAGTTTAGCCACGGAATTTAAAAAGCTAGGCTTGATTGAACAAGCGCCGACATCTGCCTGGTGTGACGATCCTGTGTTGTTGGAAAAGTTTATCAACGACCTGTCTCAAACTCCTAATCTACACTACTTACACTTCCTTGGCGGCGAAACAGTGATCACTCCAGGATTTAAAAAGATACTGGCAGCATTGATTACCTCCGGTCTAGCAAAACAAATAACAATTGGCTTTACCACTAATCTCACTGTGTGGTCTGACTCAGTGGTTGAACTATTAATGCAGTTTCACCAAGTCAATCTGGGAATGAGCATAGAAACACTAACGCCTGTTAATGACTATGTAAGATACCCCAGCCAAATTGGATTGGTACAGCAGACATTGGATCGTTGGGTACAACTAGGACAGAAACAAAATTGGTTAATGCAGTTACGCATTACTCCTACGTGTCTAACTGTACACGAATTACACACTGTGTATGATTATGCTTGGCAGAATATGATTGCTGTTGAAAGTTGTAACTTTATCAATCGTCCAGAAGTAATGCGCATTGGTGTATTGCCAAAATATCAACGTGATCAAGCTGTACACGTTTTGAAAACTTGGATTGATCAACATCCAATTGCTGACCATGCACAGATTATCAACACACGAGATCCAAACATTGCTAGAGAACAAATTATTCAAGACGCCACAAGTTATTTGACCTATCTCGAATCAGCTGTAGATGAAAGCGCAAGACTACCGGACCTGATTGCGTATCTTAAAAGATTAGAAGGCAATCGTGGCAATAGCATTTTAACTTATATTCCTCAATATGAAAACCTATTCAGATCTGCAGGATATTGATCAATCGATCAATGTTAAAATTAACTTGCGTCCTGTTGGTATGCCGAATATCAGTGTGTCAATCAATCAAACAATGTTTGAATATACTGTATTATTAAATCCTGTTGTGTTGGAATATCGGGTAGGATTATTGGATAATATCAATATTATTATAAAATTATATGATAAAGAATATGATATCAATAACAAAACTGCGGTAATAATTGATAATATTGTTATTGATAATATTGATATTGTTCCTAAGTTTGATTATCTGGCAGAGTACATTAATGATCACAACAATAACAATCCCACCAGTTACTTGGGATTCAATGGCACATGGCAATTGAATATCGATCAGCCATTTTATCATTGGTTACACAAACACACTGGCCAAGGTTGGCTTTTAACATAACAAGTATATGATAATAGATAATCGATAATATTATCTATAATCCCCCAAGGTAATACTCAAGTATTACCTTTTTTTTGTGGTTTTTTTACCACAAAAAACTGTTTGACCAGAAATTCTCGATTTGCTATAATACTTGTATGGAACTTAAAAAGCAATCACGTAAAAAACGCACCGACCGTACTCACATCATTTATATGATTGAAAGCGGCACAGACTTCTACATTGGCGTCACTGCCAAGACAATGAGCACTGTGAAGAAGAGCGTGTTGGTTCGTTGCAACAAGCACATGTACCGCATGCGCTCGGAAGACAAATCATGGATGCTGTATGAGACCATGCGTGAACGTGGTACTGACGCATTCACTGTTCGTGTTGTGGCTGTGGTTCGTGGCAAAGCAGAAGCACACACTGTTGAACGTGACATGATCCGTACTATGAAACCTAACCTTAACACTGATACTCGTGGTGTTGCGTAAAAGCAACAGAAAGAACATATGAAACGGTTTATTATTTCTGCAATTTTAATGGGCGTTGTCACAGTGGCATCTGCTCAAAAACCCCGGTGTATGAAATGGACTTGGTATAACATTGACGGTGTTCAGCACACGGTATGCCTGCTGTGGGCCAATCGTTAAAACGGTTGACCCGAAATTGCCAATTTGCTATAATATAGCATAGTTTAACAAAAAGGAATAGAAAATGAAAGCACTTACTGCATACATTGATCGTCAAAACAAATACCAGGCCCTGTTCCGAGGCCAACGTACAGAACCCCTGTACGAAGTCACCACTGCCGCAGGCCGCAAGCGTGTGGCAGACATGATTGATTGCGCACTGAGCCCTGAAAATCTTTCATGTGATGGCGAACTGCCTCGTGCAGAAGTTAACCGTCGCTATCGTGAACTCACAGCGGCCGCAAAGGATCTGATCAAGTTGGATCCTACTATGGCTCAACACATGTACGAATTTGGTTGACCCGAAATTGCTGATTTGCTATAATATGAACATAGTAAGAAATAAGGAGCTCGAAATGGAACAGTTTAAAAGTTGGGAAGAGTTGACAGAGTTGGAACAGGCTCAGGCCACCTACTGGGACATGTACAAGGATGCCCATAACTTCCGTCCACGTCACGTTGACACCAGCACCTGGACCCTGGCTGACTTTGATCGCGAGTTCACAGAATTGGGTCAGATCATGACAGCCAACCATGAGGCAGAGCAAATTGCCCAGGCCGCGGCAGTAGAAGCATTCGAACGCCGTGTAGCAGAGATGCTGACACTGGGTGCCAAAGACATAGAAATGGCCATGCGTTGGATTCACGAAGCCGAAGACACCAACGGTGATGAAGACTACCTTGCATGGACTCTGGGCTTGCCTTACAGATATTTTGCGTAACTGGGAGACGGATATGTCATACGATAAAACACACGGTAGTTGGTATGATCGAGGTGCCGCAGACAATTACTACGGTCGCAGACCCAACCCACATCGTGGCGGTGTAGGTGGCGAATCCGGCCCAAGAATTGAAGCAGGGCATCCTGAAGAAGTTGAGGCCTACATGGCCGGCTATAAAGATAACGAAGCCTCTGGCGATAAGAAAGATTGGAACTGATATGAGCAAGATGAGCGATTTAACTGTGGAAATTTCTGACATGCTGGAAGCAGGCTACTTGCCTGTGACAGTGGCTAGACTGTTGGAAATCCCTGTGAACTGGGTTTACGAAACTGCTGATCCAGAAGAAGAACTTAGCCCTTTTCAAACTGTGAATTCCTAAGGAGAACACAATGACTAAACTGCAATATCTTTTGTTAAGTGTGATACTGATCACTGTGTCAGGTTGCGGCACAATGGGCGGTGCTGTGAGTGGCGCAGGTCAAGACTTGTCTCGTGCAGGCGAGTGGATTCGGTCACGATGAAAGTCGTACAGGAAACTACAGATTGGGGCAACACCGACAGCCCCAATCATGTGTACTTTTTAAACAACAGCCGCGACAAGATGTTTGCCTATGTCCGGCATGGATCAGTACAGGTCAAGCAGTTTCGGAGCCCAATCAGTTTTTACACTCGTGGACGCAAGTTTCAGGAAGTGCCAAATACCTGGGGATATTCACCGGGTCAAGCGGCAGAACCAGAAGGCCGCTCTTGGACTGTGGCCGGATCAAAAGGTGCAGAATACACTGTGACAGAACTGAATGGTCAGATCACGTGTTCCTGCCCTGGTCACAAATATCGTGGCGCTTGTAAACACATCAAGGAAAAAGCATAATGTGGACATTGTTATTAGTCACAGCAATCAACACCGCACCTGCTCCGGTTGGAACATTCGCCACACAACAGGCCTGCCAAACCTCTGCCAAAGAATGGCAAGTGCAGGGTGTCAAAGCCGGATGCGTTCAACAGCCGTCTGTCGAGGATGCTATGAAACAGGCCATTGCTATGATGAATGTGTTTATAAACAGCATGCCGAAATAACCCTGTATAATGACAAAAGTGATCCATTACTGGGCCCAACAGCCCTGTTTCACGCCGTCACTCTTAAATAAATGTACGGGCCTTACGGGCCTGTTAACTTAAAGGAGTCTATTAAATGGACAAAGCATTTGCAGTAGCAGGAAATCTTGTTAGTAACATCACTTCAATTGGTATCAAACTAATTGCAGTCACAGTGGTTCTCCAAATTTTATTTGGCGCCGCAGTACCATTCTTAGGATTGGATGTGATCACTAACATTACCAAAATAGTTGCATCACTTGGTAGTCAAGGCCTAGTTGGCTTGGTTGCAGTGGCAGTGCTGTATTGGAGTTTCAACAAAGCCTAATAGACTCTGAGTCTATCTAATAGAAAGCCACTTCACAGTGGCTTTTCTTTTGGCTTATAATCCGTAGTCAAGTGCTAGAGCATTGTAGTTCTGTTTTATTTGGTCAGCATTTAATGCTCGTCCATATACCGCAGTGACACCAATATCGCCATACCAGAAGTTGTCGAGTCGACCTACATTTTCAGTTGAACTGCTCTGATACTGGGCAAATGTCTGCCCGGCCACAGTTCCTACCGCTTGTCCGTTGAAATAGAAAGTCACTACACCACCGGTGGTCTGTGTCACAGCAACAATCACCCAGGTGTTTGCGGGAATTGACACATTGTTACTGAGTCCGCCAAAACTGTTTGCACTGTAATGTATTTGTAAATTGTTCGAAACATCGTGGTGTATATAAGTGTTGAAGTTTCTAAGGCCAGTGTTTGTGCCAAATATTCCACGGTAAGAATCAAGCCCAGGAGTCCAAGCACTGGCATTAATTCTTATGGCCGCCATGACAGTTTTGCCAGTGTAGGTTTGATTGTATTTGTTAGAGACAGTGGACGCATACTGTGAACCGGTGCCGTTGAGACTGAAGTAACTGGCTGTGCCAGCATTGGTCCAAGTTGGACTACCCACTAATGTGGCTGTGTTGTTGTTGCCCGACAGGTCAGTCCATGTGGTTCCAGAACCAGGATAACTGGCAGTGTTTCCTGGATCTAAATACAGTAGCGCACCCGTTGAATTGAACGATGCATCGTACACAACGGTATTGCTGAGTTTTACGCCTTGTATGATCATTGTTGATCCATTAACTGATTGCTATCCAACCGTAACGCACAGTGACATTACCGCCGCTGGTGTTGTTGATGCCAAAGTCAAATCTATTGGTAGTTGCACTTGGCGCGGTATTACTACGAACTATGGCGTTTGCTGTACCTACAAACTGATTGGGTATGTTGGTAAAGTCAATGGGTGTGCCGCCACCGTCGTAGACCCAGGCATACTGATAACCCACTACAGGCACATTGGTGTTGGTAACGGTAGCTGTGGCGTTCCAAACCAAGATACCATTGGGAATATTGCAATCAACCCACATTTGATAGGTCTCGTTGATACCCACAGTGAAACTTTGAGTGCTGTTGCCCACAGGCACAGTCCAGGAGCTTTCAAATCTTGTGACTGGATTCACTGGTGTATTGTTGGCATAGTTTACGGCAAATGTGTTACCTGGTAGTGTTAGATTGCCTGTGTTGTCAAACACAGTTGAATAACTACCGGCAACTAAAGTAACATTTGGTTGTGTGCCCACAACATTGCCGGTGATACTAATATTGCCTACAAAGTTGCTGGCAGTGACGTTGCCTGTGGTGCTGATAGCATTGCTGCCAAATGCAGCCAGGAAGGTGGCCACATTGGCGTTGCCATAACTTGCGGCTATGCCAGTTAATTGGCTACCATTGCCAATAAAAAAGTTGCCAGACACATTGCCAGTGGCACTAACAATGCCTGCAGTTAGAATGTTGCCACTAGTGACGTTGCCAGTTGAACTGATCAATCCAACAGTTCTAATGTTACCACCAACAACGTTACCAGTGGCACTGATATTTCCAGAAGATTTTATAGTGCCGGTAGCAGGTTCAACAGTGGCATAGTTTACATATTTTAGGTTGCCATCATAGGTCATCATGCTCATATCACCAGTGGAGGCAATATCTTGTGCAACTGTGGGAGCTGGTAAACTGGTCAATTCACTGCCGTTGCCTTTGATATAAACACCGGTAACGTTGCCCGTAGCACTGATGTTGCCAGGAGCAGTCAAGTTGCCAGCAGTGTCAAATGTCCAGGTTTTGGTCCCACTGACATTGCCGGCCTGTATGGCCACATTGCCTCCTTGTAAAACGGCAATATTGGCTTCCTCATCTGTGCCCAAAATCAAATTGGCGCCAGCGGCCCCGGCTGCCACATGTATATCCGCGGCCCCGGTCAAGTAAATATTTACATATGCGGCAGCATCAGCAGGGTCTGGTTGTAGGTTCAAGTTACCTGTGCCAATGATATTGACGTCATTGAATGTG